CTTCATCAGAAAAACCACTATAAAAGTTTGTGACTTCCATTGCTACTAAAAACAAGTAGTATACCCTAGGGGCATACCACGAGAAAAAATTTTCACACGGAAACCCCATAGGGAATTCAATGATTACAAAACACATCATTCTATCTGATGTGCAAAATTCCGATCACAACGGAATTTTCATACTATGCTAAAAGGGCAGTCACTAGATTTTGTGACATTTAGGCGCCCACATCGCCCTAAAAAAAGGGCGATGTTAAATGCTCATTATTAAAGGAATTACACAGCAGTAACAGGTGTTGTATAAACATATGCTGTCGCCGGGAATACCCATTGCAACACTTGAAAATCAGGCCCAGCAGCAACATATGTCGCTAAAGTGACTCTTTTAGAAGTGTCTTCGGATGTAAATTGCTTCAACCAAGCAGAAAAATTCAAACATATTCGAGAAGATCCATCCTCAAAACGAGAAGGTGCGCTAGGATTCATAACACGACGAGGATCAGTGCTAAAAAATGAATAATTATTCAGATATGGCATATTCACCTGTAATGTATTATTTACAGACTTGGACATAACCACACCACCATTATCAAATTCGCTAAAGCGCGTTAATTCACGTCTAGCTGCACTTAATGATGAAGTGGTTGTCAAAGTCCCCTGAATAGAACCAGCTGCTGAAACAACATTCTTCGTGGTATTAACACGATAAACACTGATGTCCTCGCCTGCTGGTGCACCACCAGTGTCCAATACAAACGTATAATTCATAGATCCAAAAACACCAGCATATGCAGATATTAAAACAGGAATAAAAATATTCGCTGTAAAATTAAAAGCATATGTACCTGTTTGATAAATGGCATTAGCCGTCGACAAACCATTAGGATCAAATCCTCTACAAATTGGCAAAGCAGGAACACTTTTAACCAGCCGAAAACCAGCTGTTGAAGTAGAAGGCGGACACTGAATACGATCCATTAGACGCGAACGTCGCGCTAATTCTCTCAAAGAAAGAATAGGAGCACCATAATGTTTCATTGTGGGTTTAGCATCAGAAGAATTAGGAGATTCGAAATCAACTTCCACACAATCTTTAGATTGAATTTCAAACAAAGATGAAGTGTCAATATCCGTGGGGTTGTTCAATTCAAAATTTTCACCTGCATGAACATAAACCAATACACCCACATCAGCAGAAGCAATGGGTGCAGCCAATGTAGTTAAAACTGAAATGTTTAATACACCATTATCAGACGCCGGATCAACCACCATACTAGAACCATTAGACCATGTATTATCAATGACACCTCTGACCCTAGCATAATTCAATTGATAGAACCAAGGTATTCTAACCTCATACTCATCTCGATCGGCCAAATCAATAATGGTGTTATAAACAGTGTTTGCTGGAGGAGTAACGTTACCGTTACTACTCATTGGATCCCATGTAACTCTTAAGCGCCCAGAGTGAAATTTAGATTTAATCAATTTAATAGTAAAAATCAAATCTCCCCTCCAATGCTCAAAAAATTGAGACGCAAAAGAAAGGGGCGTATGCTGAATTGCATAACCACGAATGGTGGCCGGAGATCCTTGAGAAATAGAACCTGCCCAATCAGTTGAAGGGTTAACCACACAATTAAAAATCTGTGTAGAAACCGTATTAGAAGTGGACCAAGTTGCCGAAGCAAAGAAACACTTCTTGCTTACAATATTTTGTATGGCTAACTCATCGATCTGTTGTAAACCATGAACACCAGGATCAACAGTTATCTGAGATTTGGGATTCAATGTCAAAGGCTGATACGGTACTGAAATCTGTGATGTAGCTAGATGAGGGGCAGCCAAAACTGACATGGGAGGAACGTCCTGTATATTAGGAACATCTGTAAAACCAAAAAGTTTGGCAATACCACCAACTGCGGTTGCACCAATCTCAGTCGCTTTCGCAAACTTTCCAATTACAGGAACATTATTCATTGCTTTGGCTATTTTAGCAATACCCATTGCCGGAGCAGACACAGGTCCTCCTGCATCATCATATTCATCTTTAGCTTGTAAAGTCAAAGCATTGGTAGAGCCAGATAAACTAATGTCCTCTAGCCATGCATATGTTGAAATAGTTAAAGACGTAGTCGCACCAGTATTAGCAACACGCAATGGTTCAAAAACCACCCATCGCAATTTACCCAAATCTTGAATATCGCTAGCAAATTTCAATGGAGCAAATTCACGATTATACAACATAGGTACTCTTATCTCCACTCCCAAATTGGAAGAAGGATCCAAATAAGCTCCAGGTGTTTGATCGTATGCAATTCTCGAAGCATTATTGGGGCCCAAAGCAACTGGGTGCCAATTGTACCTCAAAGGAAACGCCTCAGCAAGAGGTTCATAAGAGGCCCGCAAAGACCCGTAATGAAATTTCGTTCCATTAATGAGCATTTTTATACACAAAGTGGCTTTCATAAAAGCATAGTTTTCAATCTTACGTTTAATAACGACATCACTCAACAATGCTTGCCAAATGTATATAAAATTACCAGGTAAGGGTCCAACAGAATCTGTTGTACTCCAAGATCTCGTATCCACCAGAGTGGGACGAGACAAAAACTGACCTAGTTCAGTATTCTGAGACACTTGCACAATTGGACCAAATTGGTTCAATTGTGAAGTATCATCCATATTCGGCATGGCACTATCCGCAAATACTAAGTTACCTTGCTGAACATCACCAGATGTCGGCATTTCTGCTGACATTTCCGATTCTTCATAAGAATCAGAAGACTGGATTTTAAAACCTTCTAAGACAGACAAAGTCTGAATGAGTTTTCTAGTGTCAAACTCGCGACACTCCCCCATTCCACAGTGGGGGATACCTCGTTGATTATTAGGAATTCATTTATACTTGCAATGGCTGATTAGACCATTACCTGAGAATTGCACTCAACCCCTAACTTTTAAATGGACAATAGGTTGACCAAATTAATAGTTTACTTAGACGTAAACTTGGCGACAAAACTGTCCCAATTTACAAGACCACCAGCTGGAAGGTAAACAGAAAATTTCTCCTCCTTAACCAACTCCTTTAAAAACTGGTGATGCGCATGAAACGTTTCATAGCCATGGAAAAATAATTCCATATTGGCACTAACAACAACATTTACAAACTGCTCCTCCGCACAAATGGAACTTGATGGTGTCCATACTGTTAAACTTTTCAATATGGAGGCCATATTCAATGGACAAGCATGATGACCCAAATGATCATCATATCTCCACTTTCTTTTCAAAAATTCACAATTATCGATCCCTATATAAGGTACCGATTCACTTTCCTTGTCCGCCATAGTATAAACAATACCGAAAGTGGCCAGTTCACTCTGAACAGAAGTGTGATTAAACCATGGAGTTTCGTCAGAAACACCCATGATATTATCATCACCATATGTCATAAGAGCTACATTGTCTTTGAAGGAATGACATTCTTTTAAAGGATTTAACCTCTTATACATCCACCTCATATAAAGACTATTGACCAATGAGTTTACAATAACCGTTAAAGGATGTCCAGAAGGATTAGTTCCAAAAAATTCTATCAAATCACCATTAAAATTAACTAATGGAAAAGCAGTATCAGTAGCTAACCCCCACATTATCAACAAATTATCGCTATCCCAGCCAGCCTTTTTGTGTAGCTCGATAATAATCCAAAAAGCCTCCAAAACTAAATCCGAAATCATGCGTTTATCATATTTAGCATAATCTCCAGCGATCATCTTATGGTCACCAAACTTAGTTAAGTACTTATAAAAATCGGTCCACTCCAAAGAGGTTGGGTTGGTGCCAGGAGCAGCTTCAAACACAAATTTGTGGGTTTGCAATAATTTGACAAATGACAAATAATATTGCCTGACCAACAAAGCCATGTCCAAAGGAGCTCCAGAAAATGCTCTAGTTTTCTTTGCTGATATTTTAGTTAAAGATACGGGCTCATCCTTAAGATGCTCGGTAAAAACTGGAAAATTTCTTTCTCCCAACAAATATACACGCTTCATTGTCGCCACGCGATCCCAAACCTCTTCACTAAAATTAATACCATCAGGATACTCATCAGAAGGCGCGGGTATAGAATATTGTTTTTTCGAAGAACACCATGGATGGCCCATAGAAGAAGATCTATTAATAGAATCAATAAATTTAACCCCAGGTATTCCATTAACTGCTTCCAAGTTAGTTAATACGTGTAAGCGTTTCTCCCAACCTAGAGGCAGATGACAAATAATATCATTCAAAAAACTACTCGCCACAGAATGCAGTTCACTTCTATTATGATTCAGCGTGGGCAAAACCATATCCACTAAGTTATTTCTCCATGGTTCCCAACCCCGCATAGCGGGTGGTCCATGCATTACTTTGTAATTAAAATAATCACAAACTTCATCCTTCTTTGGGGTAAAAGTAACCTGCGATCGAGGCGAAGGTCTAAAACCTTTCAAGCCACCATAAACGTTAGCTACACCCTTTTCACAATAGCGAATTATTGATTTTGTATGCAAATTTCCTAACGCAAAAGATGTTTTAGGTGTATTTAGCATAGGCTCTCCACCACCACATACATGCATCGTTCCAAGAAGATTCTCACACTCTAAAATTAAATCTTTAATCTGAGATAATTCTACACTCAAATACCCCACACGCGTTCCACGTCCCAGCAAGTGTAAACCACTTATTATAGGACCCTTAGGAGTTGCATGGACAAGTAATGAGCCGCATTGTCCTTCAGCAGTAGACTGTGATAATTCAGCAAGATAAAGATCTCCAGTAAAACCTAGTTGATCAATAAGCCAATTTCTCTGCAAAACAGCCTTTCGCACAGTATCGTGTTCAATCATACCATTCGCGTTACGTCGCACAAAGAAACCTTTAGAGATGTCACCCAAAGGTTTCTCACACCAATATTTCATAATGTTTTTAAAAGGTGAACACGAACGTATCTCAACCATAGCCAAATCTTCCATCGGACGACGTACAATATCATCTTGATGTAAAACAAAATTTAGATTTGGTGTAATACCATCAGTCACATTTGAAAAAACTAATGTGACATCATAAGTATCACCAACATCCAAACTAGGAAAAGCATGGTTATGTGTTAGCAAATATTGACCCTTAACAAAAACACCACTAATAGAGCGTTTAATTTTGCGACCAGTACTAGCGTCAAAAAAGCGAACCAACAAATGAACACAATTACGTTGTAACATTCTCACCAATTCTGGCTCCAACTTCCCCGCTAGACTACGCGAGGCCACAGGAACATCAAATGTAGTGATCTCAAAGGTAGGATTATACCAAACATTGTTTTCAGCTTCTTTTTCAAACCTATCATCAAGACATTGCTGCAAATCACCTTGTAAATCATAATCATGTGTCCTTTCCTTATGTTCTTTACTTGATTTAGACATATAACGAGATGCCACATAAGCAGCTGCGCAAACACTTAATAAACCTACAATACCAAGAATTTTATTTTTATTTGCCGAATTGCACCAACCCCCAATTATTGACAGTTGAACCCCACCTGTTAAAGTAGGCAAAACACATTTACTAACTAAAATTCTAGAAGCCTTATATTTACCAGCTGCCTTCAAAAATCGTAAACTCAAAGAGCAACACCAAAAGTACGTGTAGCACATTAAAATGCGCCGTGAAGCTCCTACAATAAAAGAAGACACTGTTGACGCTAAAAAGAATCGTAACATGGAAAAATGATAAGAAAACACGCTTTGCGGTATTATAGTATCAGAAGATTGAATACCCATGCACTTACACACATCAGCAGGATAATAACACTTTTTACAAATTTCTAAGTCAGCCATATATTTATCCGTACCCATAGCTTTGGCTTGATCTGTGCGATGCTGCACTATCTGTTCACCAAAAAATCTCAAAAACTCATTAATATCAGAAAACTTCTGACATATTTCAAGCTGAGCATAATCCTTACCAGATTCCTTTTCCCCTCTACAATCAGGAACAACCCTCTGAACCTCGATTTCCCACAAATCGGGAAAACCATCAGGCTCGGGTATCTTATCAGTATCCAAAAAAGGAGATCTTTTCATACCATCAGCAGTCCTAATGGGATCCTGCTGATAAATTTTCTTTACCTGCAAGTGAACAATAAATTTAAATCGTCGCATTATAGCTAAAGGACAAGAAAAATATTGATCTGCATGTAGATCAGCCCGATTCGTTGTCGCAATAACCAACTCAGCTCTTACTGGAGTCTTACCTTTATCTTCTAACGAAGCTTGCGGAGGATTAAATGGAACGTTATTTATCACATTTAATATCTCCTCTAAAGTGCCATCCATCATGGCTTTGGCAGGATCAAGAAAAGCAACATCATCAAGCCGAATGCACCATTTACTAGTGTCATACCCACTCCAAAATTCATCTGTTGGTGAACGGGCATATAAAAAATGATCATCTGTTTCGTAATTTAATAATTTGCCAAAATAATGATACAACATACGTGTAAATGATGATTTACCAATGCTAGATTTACCGTGAACAAGTACTCCAAAAGGAGCTCTACGCTCCTGTTGTGAAGCCTTACGCGTAACTTCCGATGCTTTCAACATTTTCAAAGCATGTAATTTACTAGAAATAAAAGCATTATGTGTGTTTGTTAAAGCTTTAGCATGTAAAACAATGGAAGTGCCTTCTTCAATCAAAGTATCTAAATCTGCTCGAAATGAAAAAGCATTTGTGCCATGAGCTTCCAAATTTCCTGTATAAGGAGCAAGAGCTAAAATTTCATTAGTTTTTTCCAACCAGTCACAATATTTGTCTTTTCCATGAACAAAATGCGAAAATTTACCTGTCGTTTTAAAATCATCAATACGCTCTAAGATGGTAATGGTGGTATCTAAAACACACCACCACAAATCAAATTTGCTAGAATACGCAATATTGTAACTTTTAAAAGCTTGTCTGCCAAACTCTTCCTCAGTCAATTCCATACCAATGCTCTTTAACAAACCCTGAGTTAACAAATACGAATATAAATCACGCAATTTGAGGAATAAAGGATTACTTTTTGTGGCATCACCAGCATCAAAACAAGAACGCATGGTCCGAACAACTTCTGAAAAATCACCAGACTGAACATCACCCATAGATCTAGCCCCAAAATTTAATTTAAAAAATTTTGAAATTTTCAAAACCATCTTTTCCAAGACGGCTCCTCTTTGATCTCTATAAATGAGCTTAAACAAAATCAACATTTGGTTTATAAAATCAGAAATACTTTCACTTCTACGTATATTATGGTACATTAAAAAGAAACTTTCTAATATATCTATACACGACGCAGAAGAACCATGGACCGATTTAGTCCAAACAGGATTAGAAGCCGCTAAACGGTTAATAATCTCTAACATCTGGGCCAAAGCTTCATCGGAATAATCACCCGTACTAGAAAACGAATCGCCAGACTGGATAATTAATCCATGTAAAGGTGGAGACTGCAAACCAGTCTCCCAATGTGGACAGTGTTTGATATTAATATCACAATTCTTTTTACTGTGATACGAATAAGTCGAAACCTGTCGACGACGTCTGCGGAAACGCCGCCTAATCATATAATTTTCTTGTAATACCGCACAAGATTGCCATAAAAAATGTTTATGGCGCTGATTATCAAAAGAACCTTGCTGTCTGCAAAGAAACGGATAATTAGCTGGGATAAAAGCCACGCACCAAAGCGTAGAAAGCACACGAAGAAGTTCAATAGTCATTATAATCGTTTTCGAAATCTGTTGTACTTGAGCTTTAAGGATGTATTATTTCTCCCGATCAAGGGATACCCTGTTATCAAACAGGGAAAAACTCGATTGGGCTTTTACCTACCGAGAATAAAATTCATAAATTATATGAGCATACAACCAAATATCCAAGGCCTAGAACATACCTCTCACAACGGCAAGGGCGGCTGAAACATAATTGTGTGAACCGGCATATAAGCCATGCAGTGACATTAAAAACTTAAGTTTAATTATGTTAAATTTATTAAAATTGTAACCAGAGAAAATCTATTTCTCATATAAAAATATGAATTTGCTCGCTATCCAACGAATATAAAACACAAATGAAAATATAATCTTTTTATTTGGACAAATTTTTTATTTTTTATGTATTTTTAAAAAAAATTTTTTTATGGGATGATTCAAAGTCCCAAATGCAAAACAATAAACAAAGCTGGCGTAATAGAATCAACGCAATAACCAGCTGGGGATTTGCACCCCACATGTTGAAAACATGTGTTTCTTTAATACAATACGTGAAACAAACGTATATGACAACATACAACTAGTATACTGTTGTTCTTAGTAAAGACAAGAACACAAAACAATCCAATTTTATTTTAAATTAAGGGGT